CCTGCTGGTAAGTTGGAAAGGGTACCTGCGTCGATAAGTTGACGAAGGATAGATGTAGACGCTTGTGCCAAACCGCCTATCATGTGCGTTAAACCTAAGCCGTAAAATCCTAGTCCCGGAAGAAACTTATAATGCACGAAATATTGTTTCGCACGTTTCATCATATCATCTTCAGAATAGTTTCTACGAACAGAAAGAACGTCACCAGAATCTTCAAGTATAGTTACTATATATGGTAATTTTAATCCTGTTGGCTCACCATCTTGTCCAAGGTCTTCAAAGCCTTCAATATCAAGAGAAGTGTGAACTTCGTATAATGTAAGCTCTTCTGATGAACCTGATGGGTGAACGCCTTGAATGTCATCAATTGACTCCTCAACTTCACTCATAGATGAATCTTCAGAATCAGAAGGCAAATCAATATCTCTATAAAAACCTGCAAGCTGTAGCTTGCGAACTTCATTAGAATCCATAGTTAATCTATGCGTAATGCGTGGAGAAGATGTAAGGTCAGTTGCACCGTATGGTACAATTAAGTCTTCAGCATGAACGAAACTACTAACAGCGCGTTGCTTTAGAGGATCGTTGTAAACTTTTTTAAATGTTGAACCAATGACTGGAAGATAGAATAACATCTGATCTAACTCAGGATCATATTCTTCCATTTCATAAGTTATCATGTAATTCATGTAATCTTTTACGCGCTCTGCTTGTTGAACAAGCATTTGATTTTGAGCGCCAACAACTTGTGATCTAACAGGACCAGTGGCTGGTAAAAGCTCACGATAAGCTTGAGCTTGAAATTGTGTAACGCTTTCAGCAAGTAATGGGTGAATAACGCCAGAAGAACCAGCAAAAGGCTCAGAGCGATCTTCCGTCTTCATACCAAGGAACTCAAGACCTTTTTTGTAAGTGTCTTCCCAGTCTTCACGAGCAGATAAATCGTCTTCAATTGAACCAACAAGATTAGATGAAATTAGGTTTAAGTCACCTTCATCCATAATATCTGCTAGGTTTCCACTAAATTCAATTTCTTCGACAGGTGCCATTTCTTCTTCATATTCGCCAATAACAGCACTGCCATCGTCAAACTCTGTAATACCCGGATCAGCAGGTAGCTCAGGAACTTCCATCATACGAGTGTTGTCTTCAACTACAGGTTCATTAGGAACTCCACCTGCACCTATTCCTTGTTCAATTGCCATTTAAACCTCCTGTTGTAGTGTTTGTATAACACGACAACTTAATATTCTTCAACATCTTCAGAAATTTCTTTACCACAAGTAGGACAAGTAACAGAAATTTCTGTTGATTCCTCTTCTTCTTCAAGGTCTTCAACAATTAAAACTTCATCTTTTGGCATGTCATATTCTGGCATATCATCATAAGGAAGATTAATGTCTATGGTTATCTTAGGCATTATTTTACTCCAATAAACTTAGTTCCGCTAATGGCAGCACCGCCGCCACGAGAGTGACCAGAGTTTTCCATCTTAGTTGAAGGAGTGCCTTCTTTTGGCATTACTTCTGTAAGAACGCCATCTTTTTCAACGTTGCCACCAGCACCGTACTTTTTAACAGCGCCACCGTACATATACTTTTTAGCTAATTTAGAATCCATTTTTTCCTGAACACTTTCTGGTAATTTAGAAAAACCTTTATATTTATTATTCATTAGCTCATCCCCTTATACTTTCCGCCACGTCCAGACATAACGCAACCCATTTTAGATTTCTTTTTAACTGCGCCACCTTTTTTGTAACCCATAACCTTGCCACCTTTTTTAAATGGACGAGGCTTAGGTTTTGCAGATGTTTGTCCTAGCATTTTAACTAACTCCTCAAGTTCAGCTTCTGAAATTTTTTCTTTAGAATCAGTTCCCGCTTCGGCTAATTCAGATGGACTAAGGCCACTCATATCTTTGCCGTTCATACGCGATAACTTCAATAACATTTTTTTAATATCCATAGTAATCTCCTAATAATATTGACGTTTTTGTTTCTTAAAAGCGATCTCATCTTCATCATCATAGTCAGTTGGCGTGATAATAAAACCACCTTGTCTAAATCGTAGTATAGCCTGAGTCATCGAATCCGCCAAGTCATCATGTTCACCATTTGGAAAAGCGGCACATTCTTCCATAACTTCATCAGAGAAGTTAGTCTCTGGACACCAGACCATGCCACTTTCAAACACAGGCGCACAAGCGTGCATACGAGTAAACTTATCAGCACCACGGCTCGGAGTAAATGGTGTTACTGGTATTCCCATACGTCTTAGCTCTTGCGTCAATGGCATACCACTTGCTTTTTGCTCTATTAAAACCATATCAGGATCGTATAACTTATATGACTCCAAAGCTTCAGCTTTTAATTCTGGAAACTCCCAGCGACCACGTTCAGCATCTAAAAGTATAATATGCTCTTCATGCGTTTGTTCGTGAGTAAAAATACCCCAAGTTGTTATGGCGCTATAGTCAGCTCTATCGCTTTTACTAAACGCAGTATCATAACTTTGTATGATATAGCTGCACGCAGGAGGATCGTCTTTTTCCCAGACCTTCCACCACTCGCGCTTGATAATCGCGCCTTCTTCAGCAGTGGGGTTCTGCATATACTGAGCGTTCCATTTGGCAACAGGAATAGAAGCTTTAACGCCTTCTAGTTCTTCTAAAGCCCAATATTCAGGCCATAATGGTTCGCCAGAGGGCATAATAGCGGGGAACTCTACAATCTCCCACTTATCAGCACCTTTTTCACTTTGTTTTGCTAAAACCTTAGCTGTTAGATCACGAATACTCCAACGTGTCATAACAATTATTATGGCACCACCGGGCTGTAAACGTTGTCGAGGACCAGACGTGTACCACTCGTAAATGTTATCCAAAGCCGTAACGCTCAAAGCATCTTGCTCAGATACAGGGTCATCAATAATTGCTAAGTCAGCACCACGTCCAGCTAAAGCGCCGCCAACACCAACAGCATAGTATTCGCCGCCTTTATTCGTACTCCAACGTCCACTCGCTTTCGCATCAGCAGCCAAGCTAACTTCAGGAAATACATCCTTGAAATCTTCGCTCTCAATAAGGTTTTTTATTTTACGACCAAAGCCAACAGCAAGTTCTGCCGTGTGCGTTGCTTGAATGATTTTCAAATCAGGGCGTCTACCCATAAGCCAAGTTGGAAACAAATAACTTGCAAACTCAGATTTCGTGTGACGCGGTGGCATGTTAATAATTAAACGTTTTAACTTACCATCAGCCACAGCTTGTAGTTTTTCAGCATAAATCTTGTGGTGCCTGCCCTCAATAAACTGAGGCCAAACATGCTTCACAAAATTCATGTAGTTGTTTTGTTTTTCAGAACGCTTATCTAAAGTAGATAAACGCTCAAGCATAGGAGCTACCTTAGACAACTCTTCATCTGTTAAATACTCTGAAAAGTTATCAAGGTTTTCCATTACTTTTTATTTTTTTGCTTTTTCTTTGCAATGATGTGAGCCTGCGTAAAAGTCTTTCCAGATTCCATTGCGCTTCTCATGTCCTTCATATGCTTTGCGGTATGATGAACCTTGTGCTTTTTCATCGTCGCTTCTTGTCGTGCCGTTAGTTTTACCATTTTATCTTCCCATTCCGCTAAAGAAACTATCTATGTTAGGGGTTACACTTCCACCATCTTGAAAGAATTTAGGTTGACGGAAGTTTACTCCAGCAGCACCTGTTCCACCTGTTGGTGGCCTTACAACTGGAGGTCTAGGATCAGGCTGTGTAGATGGAGGTCTTTCATCAATTTTAAGACGAGGTGAGCTTGAACCATCGCCTGCACCAGCATCAATTATAGGCATACACATCTGTTCTATTAGATCAAAATAGAAACCTTCTGGGCATCTATCATTATCTCGCTCTTCTTCTCTTTCTGGCTCATTGTAGACAACAGCGCCTTCTGGAGTATTTTGGTATTGGTTGAAACCAGCAACGGTATTGCCTTCAGCGTCTTTAACACCTCGTAAGATACTTGTTGCTTCATAGTCTTCTGGCCCTCTACCAGACATTTCTAAAATTTTGTCAAAGTTTGCATTACCTTTTTTGCTGTCAGAAATATCAAGGTAGTTAGGGTCGTTGTAATCGTATGTACCAGTTTCTTGTAACGCATCCATATATTTTGTTGCCATAGCTTTATCCATCTTAGCAGGGTCTATAATGCCCGCAGTAAGATTTTTAATTCCAAACATAGCTGCGTTTTCAATACCTCTAAGAACTTTTGGTAAAAATCCTTCTAACTCTCCAAAACGTTTCCAGAAAGGATTGACATTTTCACCAATCGGATTTTCTTTTCTGTAAGAAGATATTTCAGAATTTGTTGCACCATCTGCCTTTAATTGACTAACTACCTCATCTTGGAACCCTTCAGTCATAGGCATATTGCGCATACGAGTCATAACTTCAGTCATTTGTTTCATTTCAGCCGCGTTAGGCTGTTGACCGTACTGACCATACAATGCACCTTGCTCTGCCGAAGTTAAATTGTCATAATTTTTACTTTCAGCCGAACTTACTAATTCGGAAGTTGATAGACCTATAGGGTTTATTTCTTCAGCAGTTGGTATTGCTGTGCTAGTTTCAGTGTCAGAACCTAAAGCTAACTCTCTAAGTCCAGATGGAGCTGTATCGAATCCTTCATAGCGAGGCGCAGCTTCAAAGTCCATTGAGGCTAAAGACATAGAGTCTGTGTCAAATCCATTAGTGTTAATCATGCCGTTCATAGCAAGATCAGCCGAAAGATCATTCTCAAGTCCACGGCCTATGTCTCGCAAGTCTAAATTAACTCCACTAAGATCGCCAGTGTTGTACTGAGCAATTTGATCCTCAACAGACAAAGGACCCGGAGTAATATTCGTCAAACCCTGATCAGGAACTTTTGGAACCGCACCATAACCATCATCGGCTGTTTGAACAGGAATACTTGCAGGCACATTAGCCGCGCTATTCGTAAACTCTTCACCGGCTAATATATCATTTATTGGGTCTGGTTGGAAATCATTATCATCATAGAAGTTAGACGCTATAGAATTCGTATTAGAAATAGTTCCTGAGTCATTTCCGAATGGTGCATAGTTAGCAAAATCGTTTGGAATTTCGTCATAGAAATTAGCATCTGGCGAATTTAAATCCATCTCTGTGCCTGAGTCAATACCAGAATACGCAGCCGTATCAACAAATTCATTGTAAACAGAGTTATCAAGCTCATTGTTATAAGTTACAGGCGGAGTAGGCCTGTAAATATCTTGATCAAAAACATCAAAAGGTCCAGCGTCTAAGCCATCACCAATAGGATCATTGAAAGGAGCCATAAATGATTCAGGCGCAATGTCATTCGCTGGCGGAGGTGGCATAATAGCGTTGCCAGTTCCAAGCTGATAAGCATCTGTCTGTAAAATATTTATAGGATCATAAACACCGCCACCAATATCAGTCGCTTGACCTATTAAAGCCTCGCTCTGTGTATTCTGACCAATAGGAGCCATGTAACCATAACCATCATCAAAATCCTGTATAGCCGCTTGAGACTGTGCTTGCGCCTGTGCCGCTAACATACGATCTATTTCTGCTTG